AGGTGACTGGAGTTCAGACGTGTGCTCTTCCGATCTGCATGGCAGAAAGGTATTTCCTTTCCTTCGCTAACCAAAACAGAAAAGAAAGGACTAAACCAAAATCAGAGGACTAAGCTGCAGAAGCAACGAGCATTTGAGTATGCCTCAGAGCTGTACCCAGAAACCGTTCCACAACTAAAAGGAAAAAGAGGAGGCATACTAGATGGTAGGGTAGATGCTCTACTGATTGCGCATTACGGAGTTACTTAGTACTAAAACTTATTATCCTCCTGTGTGGGTTTGGTTATCCCCCCACACCTTTAAGGGAGCACTTCGGTGTTCCCTTCTTTTTTACTGCTGCGTAGAGGCTTCTACTTTAGAGGTTTCTATAGAGCTGTATTTACAGACCTATTCTAATAATTAATGTGAGGTAGCATAATGTCATTTTTTGATGCAAAAAAGAACGCTGAAGACGTAAAACAATCCGATGGAGCGTACATTAACCGTAGTGGTATGTACGAGGTCATTGTACTAGCACCTACAGTAAGCGTATCTAAAAACGGTGCAACAACTGTTGATCTGTTCGTAAGTCATGACGGCAAAGAACAGATTGTTTACGGAAACATGAGGCTTACGAACAATAACGGAGATGAAAATAAGATCGGCAGTAAAACCTTTAACCAGCTAGTCATTATTGCTGACGTAGACAACGTAGCTGATCCGGTAGAGATGGATCTACCAATAGGCAAGAAAGGTGCTGATAAGTCTGCTGCAGTGTTAGAAGACCTTATGGATATTGAAGCGATTGTTCGTATCCAGATGGAGTACAGCCTGTGGAATAACGCAATTCAAGAAAAGAAGATTATTAAAGGGTTCTACAGAAACGATAAAGCTTCTGCAGAAGAGATCGTAATGGAAACTGATATAGGTGTTCAGTACGAAAAAGACCTTGCTTATGCCGATAACGTAACCTACAAGGATGACCTTACAGAAGAAGACATCATTGCTTGGGTTAAAGGTGGACGTAAGGGCAATACAGGAGCTTCTGCTGCCACTTCAAAGAAGCCTTCTCTAGGTAAAAAGAGGTTCGGTGAGAAGAAAGGGTGAACGCATTAGTAGCTTTAGCTAAAACACTGATCGTAGTTGTTTTTGTAGGGGCTGCTATAGTAGCGTCTTTCTATTTCGCGTATGTACTGGTTTTACTCTGTGTATTAGCACTGGTAGGCGTTATAGCCTACCTGTGCTTTTCTTATAATACCGATGAAAAGGAAAGAGATGGCCCAGACTGGGATGACTACTCTGACTAGAGGAGGTTAAGAGGTAAAACGCTACCAACCCCTACAGCCTCACCAGGGCTATGTAGTATACCTGACCAAGAGGTAGCCTTATTGTATATGTTAGCGTCTACAATAGTGTCTAAGTTGGTGCCTAGGTATGCGTCTATAGCCTCTTCCGTAGCTAGGCTAAGGGGTTTGTCCTTAGCCATTCTGTAAATAATTTTCTGGATTCTTAACCAAAACGAAGGAAACATTAAAATTCCTACATCACTAGCCTGCTGTACAGCCATAGGCAGGTTTTCTGTGTAGTTAGGGAAAGAATCCAGTACTTTTATTTTAGCGTCTTCTGAAGCCATTCCCTCTTCTTCTACCAAGTGCCTGTAGTAGGTTTCTTTGGCCAATACATCTGATAGGTCAGTGACGTTGGCACCAAACCTTACAGCTTCCGATTGCGGAGCATTTATAAACTGAGCAGCGTAGGCTACTACGTCCTCATCTTTACGGATTTTGCTCAACCTGTCGCTTATTTTAGTAAGCTCGCTGTCAAGTTCTTTACCTGCTTTGTATTTACCTACGACATTGCCTAGGTACCCTAAGAAATCTTCTCCATGTGGCCCTATTTTCTGTAGCTGCATAAGAAAATGCGCAATATGGTTACTTTTACCCTTCTTATCCTTCAGCATAAACCTTAAAGCTGTATCAACATCTTTCTGCATACCTCCAAGTGTTCCGCTTTCTCTGGTAACTAAGGTAGACCCTAACGAGTTTAAGAACCCTTTGCCTTGTATGCTGGATATTGGGTTATTTCCTAGCTCTTTCTGCAATGCTGCTTCTTTTTTCTTTATCGCAGCATTGTCAGGATTAGCTATCACATTCACTTTTGCGCTTAGTAGCTTATCCTTAGTCTTGGTATATTCCCCGTACTGCTCTGTGATCTCCTTGTACGAATTAAAAGCAAAGGTAGGACTAACCCCCATAACACCAAGGTAAGCTACGTTAGATATGTTATCTCTTGCAATCTTTGCAGGGTTAAGTACCACCATTCCAATCTTAGCACCCGCAACTAGGTTCTTTGTTACCCTTAAAGCCCATTGCCACTTAGGGCTAGTAAAAGGAGATATGCTAGCGTTACCTAATAACCAGTGAGAGATGTCTTTTCTTACCCAGTCTACCTTTTCGTTAAACCCATCAACATCCGATACTCTTTTACCTACGGGACGGTACCTAGCTTTCATCTTGTCTGACAAGTTCTCGTACTTTACGCCATCCCCTTTTAAGAACCAGGGATTGTCTTTACCAGGGTCTTCTAAAATATCCGTTAAATCGCTAAAGTTGTCAGTTGTGAGGGTGAACGTAACTTCCTTTTTTAGAAGTGTGTCCCTTATTATGGCAGACTCTTGAATAGCCATAGCATGAGCAGTTCCACGCACTAACGATTGTACAGCGCCTAAAGACCCCATAGCTTCCCTCTGCTTTGCAGTAGTAATCATACGGTAGCCGTCAGGGGTTGTTATGACATTGTTGTAGTGTCTTTTGCTTGCAGGCACACTAACATCAGCAGAAGACAGCATAACGTCTGTAAAGACTCCTGGAAGCGTTGTAGAGTCGATAGTTTTCTTGTGTACAAGACCTAACCTGTCTTTAGTAGGTTCTGTGATTACTTCCCACCCAGTATCCTCTCCTTGCTGGTACATAGAAAGCTCTTCTAAAGCGATAGCTCTAGGCTCTCCGCCTTCATCATAGCTGTGAGGTATACCACCAGCCCTTAGCATATCTGTACCGTTAACAGCAGTTAAACTAAGGTGGTTAGCTACAGTAAAGTCTTTAAGTTTAGCGGTAAGCTCCTTGTTGCCTAATAGGTCTACAAAAGCCTTAGTTCCCACTGCCTGTATAGACTTTAACGCCAGCAGCTTTCTTACATTTTCGTGGTATTCGTTATTTGTAGCGTATCCTTGAAGATTATAGACATCCCCCGTAACCTTATCTCTTACATTCAAATCAACTAGGCTATTCACATCTTTTACAGCATTTGAGTCTTTACCTAACTTCTCTTCAAGCCTGCTAACCTCTGCGTCTATTTTCTTAACCGTGTTCAGCTCTTCACTGAAAACAAAATAGTCATGTAGAGGAATACCTGTAATAGAGCGGTCTAAGGTAGTTCTTTCCTCCTTAGACAGCGGTTTAGCTAACTCCTCAAATTCAGCAGTTCCTTTCTGTATAAGATCATTTTTTTGGCCCATAGTCTCAGCATACTTTGCTAACACCTTAGCCTTAAGCTTTTTATTCGCACCTTCTCCAGTGATGGTGGTAATAAGCTGCTGAAAATCTTCAGAAGAGTCGTATATGCCTACGATTTTATTTACAACATCGTTATAAAGATCGTATTTTCCGGCTAAAAAGTGTGCTTTCCCTAATATACCTTTTCCTGTTACTTCCGCCTTATCCATTAAAAGCCTAGATACGGCTTTGTTCATATAATTTATGTCTACTCTTTTGGTAGATTCTCCAAAACCGTATGTGTGCTCTATGGTTTTTAAAGTTTCTTGAACTTCGTTACGCTGATCTAGCCTACTTCTAACACCCTTGTCCAAAACTCTTTGTAACGCCCCATAGAGTTTTCCTGCATCTACCTCTTCAGCAAAGTCTGTATCGGTAAGCTCTGCTATTGCCATCCTAACTCTTGCGATAAAGGCAGCAATTCGACCCTCAAAACTTTTTATGCTTAGAGTTTTGTACACTTCTTCAGCTATGTCTTTTTCAGACTGCATTACAGCTACGAACTCTGCAATTTGCTGTTCTTCGCTAGGCTGAGAACGTATGTAGAGAAGCCTGTCCTTTAACTCTTCTGAGAGGTTGCCCTTAAATTTACTAAGCTGCCTAACAGTCTTTTGGAAGTACCTAACATCCCTGGTAGATGCTGTACTTGCCTGTCCTGTCAATGCTTTCCTGATCTCGCTTACAGTAGCTGCATGTACTATCTCATGCTCCATAGCTTCAATAGTTTTCTTACGGCTGCTCTTACTGTCTGTGTTTACAGTAATTGTGTCTTTATTAGGAGTAAACCTAAAAGCATCCCCCTTCTCTAGTTTAGTGTCAAACACGTTCAAGAATTTTTGAATAAGCTCTGAATCCTTCCCCAAATCCTTCACAAAGTCCCTAACAGGATTTTTAGACTCCTTCTCTAATTTCTTCTCCCCTCTAGCGAATGTCTTAAACTTATCCCCTTCACCGATCAAAGCAGTAGTACTTTCGTTAAACCTGTCTGCTAGTTCTTTCTTAGTACCTATGCTGGTAGTTACGCCTTTCAGTAGTGCTTTATACTCAGGATTTTCTGTGATACTAGGATCGTATACAGCTAAAGCTTTCAACATCTGCTCATGAATGTCATAAGCAGCTAAAACCTCTTTAGCCCTTTTAGTGTAGGCTTTGCCTATCTTTCTTACATCCTTAACCGTACCCCTAACCTCATCATGTACTACAACTACTCCAGATTCAGGATCAGCATCGTTTATTGCGTGATACAGAAGAGCCGCATCTACGCCATGTATAGGTGATACGTCCATGACAGTTTTTTGTAGTATCTGTCTCCTGGTAAGTACAGAAGTTCCGCTAGGAGTTTTACTCATAACTTCAAAGATTTTAGCTATTGGCATACCGTACTCAGCTAAATCTTTTTCTGCTGTTTTTCCGTCTAACACTGCAGAAGCAGGAAGCATTTTTATAATTCCTCTACCTGCTACTTTTTTAGCTAAAGCGAAAATGTTGTTAGACATTTCCTCATGTTGCTTAAGGTACTTTGCTTTCAGCTCTACGTTGAGTAGTTCGTAGAGTTGTCCTGGCAAGTTACTGTCACCTCCCTCTGTCAACTTTTCCTTAATTCTTTGGTATAACCCTTCTTGATTATTTAAGTCAGTAAGGTCTAACTCCAAGTACCTACTGTCCTTGAGCAACTTAGACAGGTAAACCTTAGTTTTAGGGTCTCCTAAGCTATCTATGAGGCGATCTGCTAAGTGAGTTGATATAGTTTCAATAGCTCCTCTTTTGCCTTGTCCATACACAAAAGTCATTATCGCAGGTTTAGACAGCTCTCGAATATCTTCTCCCTCACTAAACAAGAGGTCTAAGGTATCCTGAAGAGTTTCTTTAACCTCGCTATGGTTTACGCCTATATCTTCAGCGATAACCCCTATATCTTCTCCTTTCAAGAACTTTTCCATAGCGGAAGTCATTAGCTGGTAAATATCAGAAACTGACCCATCTACGGAGCCGTCTTCTTTTACCAGCAAACCTACGCTTTCTAAGAACGTTTGTACGTTAGGGTTACTTCCTAGTGCCTGAAAAAACGTTAAAGTACCACCAGAAGCGGTAGCATCCTCTGACACCGTAAACTCTGTCTTAACAGTATGGTCAGCACCCCTTATATCCTCTATTGCTTGCAACGTAGTTATAAGGGTTACGTAATCCTTGCCCGGAAATACGTTAGCTATGTGACTAAGCGCTGCTACTGTGCTGTTAAGGTCTTCCGCAGACTTGTAGTGTTGGTACATACCTAACGCTTTATCTACCTTAGCACTGCTTCCTTTGCTCACAATGTTGTTGTACGTAAGACTAGGATCAAGCATTTCTCCTACCTGGTGTACTAGGTAATCATAGTCTTCACTACCTTTCTTAACAGACTGCTCTCCTGCCGTAACCATGTATCTACTTTGCTTGGAGGCATGAGCATTCAGTACGGTGTTTAGGTAGTACAGACGCATGTTTCTGCCTACTTTTAAAGGCATGTGAAGGTCTGCTCTGTCTCCGTCCTTTACCAGCAAATCATAGTACTCTGCAACATCGTCTAGGGCGGTAGTCTTAGACAGGTTTTGTCCACTTATGCTTCCACGCTTATCTACAGAAAATAAGGAAGAGTTTTTAAACCCAAATAACGATCTTATGACATTAGGCTTATTTCCAAACATATCACGCAGTACTTTAGAGGCAGGATTACCTGTTTTTTTGACCTCTTCATGTAATAACTCCATTAATCCGTGTACTGCTCCATGTACCTTGAGAGGCTTTTCGTAAAGCTGCTTGCGTACCTTATCAGTAGTCTCAGCCAACTTAATGCCCTGAGCATCCAGTGACTCGTAGCTGTCTATGTTCGTTTCTTGGTCAGGTACCCTGTGTTCTGCTGGCTGGGTTATCTGACTTACTGCGTTAAGCGAGTCTATAATACCCTTAAAACTGTCGTCTAAGCCCTCTTTGGAGAGTTCTGACTTAGGTCTGTTAAGGAAGTACAAAACCTCTGTAGAAGGCTTCCTTGCCTCTTCCTTAACGTCTTTACCTATCCCTAAAGCTTTCATGTTTAAGGATACGCTTGTAACTCCTGACACTACCACATCAGTCTCAGGGTAAGCTTTATACGCATCCTTCTCATCT